ATGAAAATACTATTTATAGTTGGAATTGTATTAGTTTTATTACTAATACTTTTTTTATATAGTGCTTGTGTTATATCAAGCCAATGTTCAAAGGAGGAAGAAAATGAAGAATTTTTTAAAGAAATTAAAAGAGAGAATTAAAGGAGGGATGAATTATAAGGTTATTAGGAAAGTTAATAAGAGAAAAAAGAGAAAGTAAAAACTTATCATTACAAGCACTATCGGAGATTACTGATATTTCTCCTTCTCATTTATGTAGTATTGAGAATGGAAAAGTAAGAAAACCCAGTAGTGTTTTTTTATATAGATTAAGTAAAGTATTAGATATTGATATGGATACTATGAATCAGCATAAATATAGAACTTATTATAGAAATAAGGAATTGTTTAGTGGATATAAATAAGATTTATAATGAGGATTGTTTAATAGGAATAAAAAAAATTCCTGATAATTTCATAGATTTAGTAATAATAGATCCACCATATCAAATAAATAATCATATAGCTGGAGGTAAAAGTGATTTATCTTCGTCAATTCAGAATTATAATGATCAGTTATATTATTATTCTTTAACTAATGGTTATGATATTCATATTCTTGATGAATTATTAAGAGTTATGAAAAGTATTAATATCTATATTTTTTGCAATTGTGAACAAATTCCATTTTATATAGATTTTTTTGTTAATAAAAATAAATGTAAATTTGATATTCTAATTTGGAATAAAACAAATGCAATGCCATTATTTAATAATAAGTATTTAACTGATAAAGAGTATTGTTTGTATTTTCGTAAAGGTGGATACTGTTGTCCATCAAATTATGAAGATGCTAAAACAGTTTTTTATTATCCTATAAATATAAAGGATAAAAAGAAGTGGAAACATCCAACAATAAAGCCAGAAATATTTATAAGAAAATTAATTAGAAATAGTTCAAAAGAGAACGATATAATTTTAGATTGTTTTATTGGTAGTGGAACCACAGCTACAAGTTGTATTAAAGAAAATAGAAATTATGTTGGATTTGAAATAAATCCATATTTTTATAATGTTTGTTTAAAAAGAATAGAAGAAGCAAAGAGGCAAATGAAAGGAGTTGATTAAATGCCGAATTGGACTTGGAATAAAATTACTTGTAAAAAAAGTTTAGGTGATAAATTATTAACAAAAACGGATGATGGTTATAGTTTTGATTTTAATAAATTAATTCCTATGCCTGAGAGTTTGAAAATGACATCTGGTTCTATAGAAGGGAAATCTATTGCAAGTTATTTTTTATCTTTAGATGAAATGGAAAAAATAAAACTAAAAGATTTATTAGAAAATGCTAAATTAGATTTTTATGGAACATATTGGAATAAATATCAAAGTGATATTAATAACTATATAACTAATTCTGAAAGATTAAAGGAAGATAGAGAATCATTTACAGGGGGAGTAGAAGATGTTGATAAAAATATCAAAAACTTTAATGAATTAGGAAAAAAATATATTGATAACATTAATAATCATGGTTATGCTCAATGGTATGATTGGTGTAATCAAAAATGGGGAACAAAATGGAATGTTGGAGAAGAAGTTGAGGTTATGTATGATAGTTCTACTGAAGAATATGAGATTAGTTTTAATACAGCATGGGATCCACCTTACGGGATTATAGAGGAATATAGTAAAATGTGTGAAGATTCTGATTTTAATTGGGAATTTGTGAATGAAGATTATGATGGTCATCATTATTTAACTAAAGAAAATAATGTTATTATTGAGAGAACTGTTGATAATGAAAATTCCTATGAAGATGAAGATATCGAAATTTAAAAGGAGGGATTAAATGTATATTGAAAAAGATGATTGGTTAAAAATCGTTCAAAATGTAGAAAATTTATATTGGGATGAAGATAGAATGAGTAGAGATGGTTTATATTTTTTAAAACAACTTGAAAATACTATTAAAAGTATAGAAAAAAAACAAAAATTAAAAAATCATGAAGAAAACTTTTGCAAAGAAAAGAAGGAATATGAAAATGAATTATAGAGGTAAAATTAAAGATATTAATCATATTGTAATATCTGATCCTTCTTATGAAGAAGGTGTTTGGTGTAGATATGAAAAAAAGAATCTAAATGAAAAAGATTGGTTTGTTGATATTGAAATAAATGATATAAATGAGGAATATAAAGGTTTTACTATTAAAGGAACTGAATATCGTTTGTTGTTACAATCAGATAGAGATAATGCTGAAATGTTAGAAGGTGCTATAAGTCATTCTAAAAAAATAAAAATTGAAAAGATAGATATAGGAGTAGATACAGCTTGTGTTGCATTAGGAATTAATGAATATGCAGATGAAATAATAAATTCAAAAGATGAATGGCAACCTGATTGTTCTCTAAAAACTTTAACAGATGGAATTGTTGGAGAAGTTATAGAAGGAAAAAAAGATGGAAAAATGGCTTTGCTGTTTATTGCAGGTTCTCTTTGTGAAGATGTTGAATATACTAAAGAAGCAATATTAAGTTATTTGGTAGAACAATTTAAAATAGAGGACTTAGAGAAAGTAAAAACTAACGACAAGGAGTTAATTTAATGGGACAATATTATAAGTTTATGAATTTGGATAAAAAACAAGTTTGTCAACAAAACTGGCGTAATATTAAATTAACAGAACATTCTTATATTGGTAATTATTATTGTATGGATATATTAACTTTATTAAATAATGAATGGAAAGGTGATAGAGTTATCCATGTTGGGGATTATGCAAATGTAAATGATAGAACTACGACACAAAAAGTTGTTAGAAAAATATCAGCTTCAAATAATTTGAAAATGAGTTTATATGATTGGGCTGATACCTTTGAAGATATTCCCGTAAAAAAAAGAAATGATAAAATTAGATATGTTTATAATCATAGTAAAAAAGAATATGTTGATTTATATAAACAACCTGTTCAATGGTGTCATTATGATAATAATATTATTTCTTTTTCTAAATTTAATTCCTTTGCTTTATTGACAGGATGTGGTAATGGTCAGGGTGGAGGAGATTATAGAAGGGTTAATTTTAATTCTGTTGGCTCATGGGCTGGTGATCATTTGGAATCATCAGTTTCTTTTATTGAAGAATATAAAAAGTATAGAGAAAATAAAGTTATTTTTAATGAAATGTTAGATTTACCAAAATCTGTTCGTAAGTGGAATTGTGTTACAGAACAAATTATAGGTAGTAAAGAAGCAAAAGAATTATCTAGTTATGTTGAAAGATATAGAGAATATTATAATATGGATATGGATAAATTAGATATTGATTTGAGTGAATTAACTCCAACAGAAACAGTTCATTTAACAAATGAATTATGTAAATTAAAAGAAAAATATAAAAATAAAGAGGAAGATATATGTCTATAGAGCTAATCTTAGTGTTAGTTCTTTTTCTTTTGCTTATTATTGGATTTATTTTTATAGAACCTATTTTTTCTAAACACAAAATTAAAAGTAAGAATGAATATGGTTCAGCAAGATTTGCTAGAGTAGAAGAAATTAAAAAGAATTTTAAAAAAGAAAAAATTTCAAATATAAAAGAATCTGGGGTTCCAATTTTATTTAGTAAAGATTTAAATTATGTTTGGTTTGATAGAGAAACACCACATTATGTATATCTGGGTTCTACAGGAAGTGGTAAGTCTGTAACGGCAGTTATACCTGAATGTAGTTTTATAGCAACAGCTAAAATTAAGAGAAGTGTATTTATAACAGATCCAAAAGGTGAAATTTTTAATACTACTTCTAAAATGTTTAAAGATAATGGATATAATGTATTATCTTTAGATTTTAGGCATCCTGAATTATCTAATCATTTTAATATATTAGAACCTATAATTAAAGAATTTGAAAAATATATTGATTATGAAAAGAAAAAAGATAATTCTACCGATGAAAAAGAAAAGTTAGAATTTAATAATTTAGCAATGAGTTCATTTGCCGAAACAAATAGACTTATTACATCTTTATCAACTATGATAATGCAAGATAAAGCACAACAAAAAGATCCGTTTTGGAATAACAGTGCTAAAAACTTATTAGAAGGGTTAATTGGATTCTTTTTAGAAGAATATAAATCTGGAAATATTTCAAGAGAAAAAATAACAATGACCAGTATCCGTAAATTTCAAAATAGTTCTATGCAGGAAAAGAATTTTAATAAATTTAAAATGTATATAGATAGAAAAGATTATGGAACAAAGAGTAAAGATTCTTTGACATCTATATTAAGTGCAAGTGAAAATACATATAAAAGTATTACAGCTGTTTTTGGTGAGAAAATGTCTTTATTTGATGATATTAATGTGGCAAATGTTACTTCAAATTCAGATTTTGATTTTGATTTACTAGGTAAAGAACCTACAGCTTTATTTATTATAGTTCCTGATGAAGATAAAACATATTTTACATTAGTTACTATAATAGTTGGTCTTTTATATAGGGAATTAGTTAAATTAGCTAATTTACAAATTAATAAAAAATTACCAATACAAATTGATTGGATATTAGATGAGTTTGCAAACTGTCCTCCTTTAGCAGATATAGAGGCAATCGTTTCTGTCGCTAGAAGTAGGGGAATGAGGTTCCATTTTTTTATTCAATCATTTTCACAATTAGATAATGTATATGGTAAAGAAGTAGCACAGATTATTTTAGATAACTGTGGATTAATATATTTAAAAACTAATACTCAAGATACAGCTGAAGCTATTAGTAAAAGATTAGGTAAGCAAACTATTGAATCTAGTTCAATTAGTCAATCTATGAGTATTATGGATTATAAGGGAAATCAATCTACTTCATTAATTGCAAGAGATTTATTAACTCCAGATGAAGTAAAACAATTACATTATAAAACAATTATATATCCAATAATAGGGTATCCTATTTTTAGAGATACTGTTATTTATTCTAAATTTTCTTGTTATAAAAGTGGTGAAATAAGCAGAGAAGCTAAGTCATTAAAAGATTTAGATTATACATATTTTACAGTAGAACAAATCAAAAGTAATTTAGGTAGAAGATTTAGAAAGATAGAAGATGAGGATGAATTACAAAGAAGTCCTAGAGATTTTTATAAAGAACAAAGAGAATATGAAGAAGATGTTCTTTTAAAAGCTATGGAACAAGTCAAACAAATTGTAAAAGTAGAAGAATTAAATTATGAATATAAAAATAGAAATAATAGAACATATTCTGTAGTAACATTAGATAAACCGTTAACAACAGTAGAGGAAACATTAGTAAAAGGTCAGATTGATAATAATATATATCATATAGAAATAAGTAATAATTTAGATGGAAAAAATGTAATAGAAATACATTTAAAAAATATATTAGATAAATCACTAGAATTAAATGATGATAGTGATAATTAGAAAGTGAGGTTGATATATGTATATAAAAAAAAGAAAGGAATTAAATAAATAAATGTATTATTAGTTTTAGTAATACATATTTTTAAATAGGTGATACAATGGCTAAGAGAAGTCCAATAAATAGTATTACTGAGCTGTATAATACAAATGAAGAATTTAAAGAGATAATTTTAAAATATATAATTGAGCAATTACAAAAAGAAAAAATTATACCTTCTAGCTAATTATCTGTAATATGATGATTTGCATTTTTAAAAAAACCATGATTTAATTAAGATGTCTTAAAAAGGTATCTATAAATTAAAGTGTGGATTGGAGGTAAAGTGTATAATACTAATTTGTTAGATGCCCCTGCAAATTATCTTGCAGGATTATATATAAGATTATCTCAAGAAGACAAAAATAAAAAATATGAATCTGATAGTGAAAGTGTTTCTAATCAAAGAAATATATTAACGAATTTTGTAAATGCAAATGGTTTTACTTTAGTTGATGAGTATGTAGATGATGGATATTCAGGAACTAACTTTGAAAGACCATCATTTAAAAGAATGATTGAAGATATTGAAAATAAAAAAATAAATCTTGTAATAGTCAAAGATTTATCAAGACTTGGTAGAGATCATGTTAATACAGGTTATTATATGGAAAGATATTTCCCTGAAAACAAAGTAAGATTTATTTCTATAATGGAAAGTTATGATAGTGCTAAAAATCAAGCAAGCAATGATTCTTCTACTTTTATTGTTGCTTGTAATGACTATTATAGTAAACAAAATTCAAATAAGATAAGAGATGTATTACATTCAAAAAAGAAAAATGGTAAATTTATAGGAAGTAAACCATGTTATGGATATATGAGAGATCCAGAAGATAAAGGTCATTTAATCCCTAATCCTGAAACAGCTGATACTGTAAGAAATATATTTAAATGGAAAGCAAACGGTATAGGAATTTCTGAAATAACAACAAGATTAAATGATGATAATATTCCAACACCAAGTGGATATAAGAAAACAAAATTATCTAGTAGATGTTTAAATAGTAGTGAATGGACTATTTCATCAGTTAATAAAATATTAAAGAATAGAATGTATACAGGAGATATGGTTCAAAATGTTCAAACAAAAATAAATTATAAATCGGAAAAGAAAATAACATTAGATCAATCGTTATGGATAATAGTAGAAGACACTCATGAACCGTTGGTTGATAAGAAAACATTTTGGTCAATACAAAATATGCCATCAAGTATACCTGAAACAAGAACTGAACGACCTAAAAGATTATTAGAAAATTTATTATTTTGTAAAGAATGTGGAAATTTTTTGACTGTTAATTATAAAAAGAAAATAGATTATTGGTCAGTTAATTGTAATAGATATGCTAGGGATCCAAAAAGAAGAAGATGTGAACCTCATTTCTTTCCATACAATTATCTAGAAGAAGAAATAATGAGAAAAATAAAAAAAACAGTTAGAGCATATCTAAAAAGTTTAAATATAACTGAACTAAATGATGAGGTAGTTAATAGGACAAACAAGTTGAATAGAGAAACAGAATCCGTTGAAATGAATTTATATAAACAAAAAGAAACTATTGAAAAGAGAATTAAGCACTTTTGTAATTCATTTGCTGACGGATTAATGACAAATGATACTTTAAGGATGATGCTTGATCCACTAGAAAAAGAACTTGAGAAAATCAAAAAAGAAATAAGAAAAAAGGAAAATAAAATTATAAATCAAAGAGCAGAGCAAAAAAAGATTCCTGATTATTCAGATAAAATCAAAGAATTATTAAATATAGAAAATCCGACTAGGGATTTGATGTTTGCTCTTGTTGATAGAATAGAAATAGACAAAGAAAAAAATATTGAAATAAAATATAAATTTAATTTAATTGAAAATGATAAATTTCAATATATTGGACCACAGGAGCCAAGAAATCCTTATGGTCCTAAAGGAAAGAAAAAGAGTGTTGCAAAAGATTGATTTATTTAAAATCAGTCTTTGCAAAACTTATTGATTATATTTTTTTTCACTTTGTTTACCTACCACCTAGAAATGCACGAGGAGGAACATTTTGAGGTGGTAGGAAAGATACCTTTTTAAGACAGAGATTCAAATAAGAAAATCAATGTTTTAAGGAGGTATTTTTATGTTAAGTAAAGAAAAATTTATAAGTTATTTGAATGAATTAAAACAATTACAGGGATATGAAGAAGAAGTTAGGGGAGCATTAAGAAAGTTAGCATTTGATTTAGTAGAATTTTCGTTAGATAATCATGATACATTAATTATAAAATTAATTGAGGATTCAATGAATGATGTTAATAGATATATATCAACATATCTTTATGAAACAAATTGGGGACAATATCCATTAGATAATTCTAAGTTTGATTATACTGAGGATTTTGCTTCTGTAAAGAATTTTGAAGAATTATATGATTTTATAGTTACTAAAGGTCAACCTAAAATATTTGTTATAGGTGATACACATTTTAATCATACCAATATTATTAAATATTGTGATAGACCTTATATAAATGTTCAACAAATGAATAGTAGTTTAATTATGAATTGGAATAAAGTTGTTGGACCAAATGATGTTGTATTTCATTTAGGAGATTTTGGATTAGGTAGTCAATTAGATTTAAAAAAGACTTTTGATAAATTAAATGGTAAAAAATATTTAATATTAGGAAACCATGATAGAAAAGGTGGGATTAGATTTTTTAAACAATTAGGATTTGAAGAAGTATATAAAAAGAATTATACAATAGGAAATATAATACTAAGTCATGAACCTATTACTGATTTAAAAGAAGGATTTATTAATATTTATGCTCATATTCATAATACGACTCCTGATAAAAGATATAATGATAATAATCATTATTGCTCATCTGTAGAAAAGATTAATTATACTCCAATAGAAATAAATGAATTATTAGGAGGTAAGTAATGATTTTTATAACAGGAGATCAGCATAGAGATTTTAGTTCTATATATAAATTTTGCAAAAAATTTAAAACAACAAAAAAAGATATAATGATTATTTTGGGTGATTCTGGAATAAATTATTTTTTAAACAGTAAAGATATAACTTTAAAGAAGAAACTAGCAAAATATCCAATTACATTCTTTTGTGTTCATGGTAATCATGAAGAAAGACCTGAAAATATTTCAACATATAAAACAAAAGAATTTCATAATGGGATAGTTTACTATGAAGAAGAATATCAAAATATTTTATTTGCAAAAGATGGTCAAATATATGATTTTAATAATTTAAAAACACTTGTAGTTGGTGGTGCTTGTAGTAATGATAAAGGGTATAGAATAAGAGTGGGAATTCAATGGTTTGAAAGTGAACTTCCTACTGTAGAACAAAAAAAAGAAATACTTAAATCTATAGAATTAAATAAAGATAACATAGATGTAATATTAACTCATACTTGTCCGTTTAAATATTTACCTATAGATTCTTATATAAAATTTATTGATTCAGAAAATTCTTATAATGATTTTGAAAAATGGTTAGATATGTTATTAGAATTAAATTATATTAAATGGTATTGTGGTCATTATCACATCAACAGAACTGTTGATAAAATAAAATTTATATATAATGATATTGTTCAATTTATAGGTGATGACAATGTATGAAAATAGACTTGCTGGATTATATATAAGATTGTCAGAATCTGATGGAGATAAAAGATATGAGGATGATAGTGAAAGTGTGGCTAATCAAAGAGTAATATTAACAGATTATGTTAATAAATATAATTTAACTTTAGTTGATGAGTATGTAGATGATGGATATTCGGGAACAAATTTTAATAGACCATCATTTAAAAGAATGATTGAAGATATTACAAAGGGTAGAATCAATACTGTTATAGTTAAAGACTTATCAAGATTTGGTAGGGATCATATTGATACAGGATATTTTATAGAAAATTATTTTCCTGAAAATAGAATAAGATTTATATCAGTAATGGAAAGATTAGATAGTGCTAATTTAGATAACTATACTGATTCGATAACATTTGTTATGGCTTGTAATGATTTTATTAGTAAACAAACATCTTTAAAGATTATTACAGCTTTAAATAATAAAAAGAAAGCAGGTAAATATGTTGGTAGTAAACCATGCTATGGATATATGAGAGATCCAGAAGATAAAGGTCATTTAATTCCTGAACCTGTAACAGCATATTTTGTTAGAAAAATTTTTGAACTTGCTAAACAAGGTAAATATTATAGTGAGATTGCCGACTATTTAAATAAAAATGGTGCAAAGACACCAAGTCAAATTAGAGCAAATAAAGGAAAAATATTAGATGTTTGGACTGAATCATCAGTAAGAAAAATAATAGAAAATAGAATGTATACAGGAGATATGATTCAAAATAAAAGTAGAAAAGTCAGATATAAATCTGATAAAAAAGTAAGAAAAGATAAAAAAGATTGGATAATAGTAGAAGACACTCATGAACCATTGGTAGATAAGGAAACCTTTAATTTATTACAACATAGTAGACAAAGAACTGACAAAACTCCAAGTGGTCGTAAAAAAGAATTATTAGAAAGTATAGTCTATTGTAAGGAATGTTGTAATTGTATTTGTTTTACATTTAATAGAAATAAAGTTTATGGTGATTGCACTACTCATTCTAGGTATAGTGGAAAAGGTAATAGAACTTGTAAATCTCATTACATAATTTACAATGATTTTGAAAAACTAATTTTAGATAAATTAAAAAATGAAAAGGTAATAAGTAATAATGTAGCATTGAATAGGTTAGGAATTCAAAAAATCATTGATAGAATTTTTATAGATGAAAATAAATTAATAACTATAGTTTTAAAAAATCATGATCCTAATATTTTAACTGTTCAATATCACAATAAAAGAGGAAAAAAGAAAAAATAGTAAGTAGATTAAAGTAGATAATAAAAATCTGCTTTTTTCGTGATATAATAGATATATATGAGTGCTTTTTGAAGGAGTGATAAAATGGCAGTATATGTTACTAAAAGATGTGGCAACTGTGGAACAATTACACAACCTAGACATAGGGATGATGAGGGGTTTAAAATAGGTAATCCTATTTCAAGATGTTATAACTGTGGAACAATATTAATTGATACTAGTAAAAAAGAATTTATAATGTTCAAACCGATTGATTATGTTAAATATTTTATTTGGAAAATTTTAGTAGGATGGTTAATTGGATTTTTAGTAGGTGGACTTACAATGTTGCTTATTGATAACGTTACCCTTTTATGGATAATTTGTATTATTATTATGATATTATGGTTTATGTTAGCTTTAAAACAGTTTAATGAAGAAAAATTAGATTCTATAAAAAGAACAAAAAAATATGAATATTTAAATGAATTATATTTAACTAAATGTATTACAAAGAAACAAATGGATGATTTTATTGAATTATATAATGTAGAAATACCTAAAAAAGAAACTAAAAAAGCAAAAGAATCAAATATTGATGATGAATATACTGTTGAAGATATGGCTGGTGGCATAATTGAATATGCTTTAAAACAAGTTAATGATATGGAACCTATTTTTAAAATTAATAATATTAGTTTTAATTTCAATGATTATACAATATCAACTTTTGCATATTTATTTGGAATCTTTTATGCTTATGCTTGTAAAAAAATGAGTAAAGCAAAGTGCAATAGAATAGATAAATTTTTTATTAATAAATTTACTGAGATTAATACTGATGCATACAAAGATGAAAATAAAAGAGAAGAAAAATTATTGTTTTTTAAAACTCATTATGAAAAAGCAAAAAATGAAGCAATAGAGTCAATAAAAGAAGATGGTTCATTTGTTGATACAGGTATTACAGATATGTATTTAATAAGTTTTTTAAAAAATGAAGATGCTGATGTAGTAAAATTAAATGTTTTAACTCATATTTTGAAAAAATGGGTAATACCTTTTGATGAGATTTTAAAACAATATGATGCAAAATAATTTATTCGCGAAATTTACAAATCCTATAATGTAAAAATATATAAAGGAGTAGAAGTATGGAAGTAAAAAAAGGAAAATCTGTAAAGAAAACAGATAATAAAAGTAATGAAAATGAGAATAATATTAAAGAAGAAACAACATCTAAGAAAAAAATTCTTAATAGAGGTATAGAAAAATTTAAACAATCTAAAAAAACTACAAAAATAATTATAGTGTTAGTTGTTATAATTATAATGTTGATTTTATCATTAGGAATATTAACAAGTGAAACAGGTAAATTAAAAATATCAGCAGAAAGTTCATTAGAAAAAATTGTTGAAAAGAATGATTTAGAAACTGTTAGTTATACTTATAATGCTATAGCACGACAATGTAAAAAAGAAGGTTGTTCAAAAAATTCTGAAAATACTGATGACTATAAATATTTTGTAGCTTATGATGGAACTGTATCTGCTGGTATAGATTTTAAACAAGTGAAAATTGATGTTGATAAGAATGAAAAAAAATTAATTATTACTGTTCCTGAACCTAAAATAACTGGATATAATGTTGATATTGGTTCATTAAAATTTATATTTACTAAAGAAAAATACAATGAAGCATCTGAATTAGAAAAAGCATTTAAATTGTGTAAAGATGATTTAGAAAGCAGAAGTGAAAAAGATGAATTAATTTTAAAAACAGCAAAACAAAATTCAATCACAGTTTTAGAAGCATTTTTTAAACCATGGATAGAAACATTTAATTCAGAATATGAAGTAATAGTTAAATAGGAGGAAATAATGAGAAAAATTTTATATATTATTCCAATATTATTTGTATTATGCTTAACTGGTTGTGGTAAAGATAATATTGAAGATTTAGAAAAAAATCTTTCTAAAATTGAATTAACTGGTGATTTGGTTACATTAGAAACTTATTATCATAATGTTGCTGAGGTAAAAAAAGAAGCTGGTTCAGGAATTACACATTGGTTTGAAAAAGATAGAAAATTATGGATAGAATATACTGGAATTGTAAAACTTGGAATAGATATGTCTAGAGTTAAAATTGAATCTGAAGGAGATCAAATCACAGTATATATTCCAAAAGCTGAAATAATTGGAAAGCCAGATGTTCTTGATGAAGAATTTAGTAAAGAATCGTTTATTGATTCAGAAGACGGATTAATTAATAAAAATAAAATTACAGTTGAAGATTCTACAGAAGCAATGAAAGTTGCACAAGATACAATGACAGAAAATGTAAAAAGTGATACTCAATTATTAAAGACAGCTCAAAAAAGAGCAAAAAATTTAATTGAAGAATATATAAATCAATTTAGTGGAATATCAGAAACAATGTATACCATTAAATGGGAGTATGAAGAAAATTAATATGAAAAGTAAATCAATATAAAAAGATTTGCTTTTTTTTATGGTATAATATAAGTGTGTTTATCGTTTAAGAGGTGTGTTATGAGAGTTATAGAAAAAATATCAAATGAAGATTTAGAACAGGCAGAACAAAGAGTAAAAAATGATGTTAAGTATGGTAGAGAAGGCATTTTGATTGATTCTGCACTTAGACAATATCCTAATAATACTGATATATCAATTGTTTCTATGAAAATTTGTTTAATTGATTTAACAAATGGAACTAATTTAATGAGAAATTTAGGCAAAGATGGTGGATTATATGATCTAGCATATAAAATTACACAAGTAAATTTTGATAAAAGAGTTGCAAGTGGGGATATAAGTATAGTTAATGAACTTGCAAAATGGACTAAAGAAAATTTTGGTAAAAATTTATTTTCATTTATTAGTAAGTATTGTTTGTATCATAATGTTCATTGTTATGATAGAGATGATTTCGTTATATATGATTCCGTTTTAGCTGAAAATATTTATAAATATATATCAGATGAAGAATTTAAAAATATCACTGGTAAAACATTACATAAAAATAGTTTAAAAAAATATAAATATGATTTTAAATATGAAGACTATAAAAAAATAATAGATTTTATAATTGAAAAGAATGATATTACTGTATCTAAAGCACATCGTAAAATGGATTGGTTTATTTGGTATAAGAATAGATAGTTATTTGTAGTTCGTGAAATTTACAAATACTATAAATGGAGGTAAAAAATGAAATTAAATTTTGATATTAAAAATAAAAAAGGTGGACTTGAAGCTGATGTTGAAAGACTTGTAGAAAAAGGTATGGACCAACATGAAAAAAGTTGGAGGGAAAAATTTGATACAAAACATAGTGCAAAAAAAGAGATGTTAGAAATAAAACATAAACATAAAATGGATTTGGAAGAAAACAATAAAAACAAAAAGAATTGGATTCAAAAAATAGCTGAAGAAAAAAGAAAACTTAAAGAAATGGAATTAGCTGAACAAAGAAGAATAGAAGAAGAACAAAGAAAAAGAGATGCAACAAAATTAACAATTAAAATAATATCAACAATAGTATTAGCAATAATTGGAGCATTATTGTTTATTATCGGAAGTATTTTAGGTTCAGAATCAGGAGATCCAAATTCAGGATGGCATGCAATGGCAGTATTAGGATTATTTCCATTAATGGGAATTGGAGCTATATGGATATCAGGAACTGATGATAAGAAAAAAAGAAAAAAATAATTTAATAAATAATTGCAATATTTGGTTTGACAGGAGGTATTTATGGATTTTGACTATGTAATAAATTCAAAATTAAAAGAAGATATAGTTATAGACTATGGGATAATTTCTGGTAATAATAAAATATTCTTTATTAAAGCAGGTCAAGATGGTTCTGTTTACGGATATAATAATAAATATTTAAAAATAGCAAAGAAAGTTAATGAAAAATATGGATATACCGTTATATGTTCTTCAAATCCTTTTGATGGTGATAATCCGTTAGATAATGCTTTTGAAATAATTAATGATTATTGTAATAATAATTCGTTTGATGATTATGAAGTTTATTATATGGGACATTCCAACGGAGCATTAATTGGTTTATGGTTTGGAACAAAATATGAGAAAATTACAAAGTTTTTGTTAATAAACGGACCACTTATGTTTAATTGGCACAGAACAAAAGATGCAATTAAGAATTTTAATAAAAACAAATTGTGTTTGGTTTATGGTGAATATGATCAATCTATTAAGTATACTGAATTGATAACACCTTTATTAAATGAAAAAGTTGATTTAAAAATAATAGAAAATGAAGATCATCATTTTTCACATGATTTTGAAAATTATATAAATCTACCTATAAATTTATTATTTAATGAAGATGATTAATTAGTTTGAAATACAACTAATTTTTATTTGTTGTATTTTGTCAGTTTTCGGCTAAAATATGGTATAATATAAAGTGGTATATCTTTAATTAGATATTAACTTATGTGAGGTGAGAAAATGGCTAATTATGAGAGTGAAGCTAAACTAGAAGATAGAATGATAGATCAATTAAGAAGACAGGGCTATAATTATGTAGAAATTAATGATGTTAATGAGTTAGAAGCTAATTTTAGAAAGCAAATAAACTTACATAATAAAGTAGAGTTAAAAGGCAAAGATTTATCTGATAAAGAATTTGAAAAATTAATGATTAAAATATCAGGTAAAAGTATTTTTCAATCGGCAAAAGAATTAAGACAAAAACAAGATATAATTCGTGATGATGGAACTGTAGCATATATTGAATTATTTAATACTAAAGAATGGTGTAAGAATCTTTTTCAAGTTACTCATCAAACAACAGTAGAGGGAAAATATACAAATAGATATGATGTAACAATTTTAATAAACGGTCTTCCTTTAATTCAAATTGAATTAAAGAGAAGGGGAATTGATATGAAAGAAGCTTTTGACCAAATCAAAAGATATAAAAATCATTCCTATAATGGGTTATATAGATTTATCCAATTATTTATAATTAGTAATGGTGTTGATACAAAATATTTTGCAAATGGTGATCATGAATTAAATTACGGATTTACTTTTTATTGGACTGATATTAATAATGATAGAATTACTAATTTAGAGCAGTTTTGCACATTCTTTTTAGATAGATGTCATGTTGCTAAAATGATAGCAAGATATATGATAATAAATGAAACAGAAAAAATGTTAATGGTTATGCGTCCTTATCAAGTTTATGCTGTTGAAAACATAGTTGATAGGGCTATAAATACAAATAACAATGGTTATGTTTGGCATACTACAGGTTCAGGAAAAACTATTACTTCTTTTAAAACAAGTCAAATATTATCTTTAGAACCTAGTATAAATCAAGTTTTCTTCTTAGTAGATAGAAAAGACTTAGATAAACAAACCTTAGATGAATTTAATAAATTCGATCCAGGTTGTGTT